ATATTTCCTCGTATAATGTTATCTTAAACTTATTAACGAGGGAGTTATTATGAGTGTAGATAAGAAGTCAAGTTACTATGATGCAGGTGGAATAGAGGTAATGGAGGTGATACGAGCTAAGTTATCTCCAGAGCAATTCCGTGGATTCTTGCATGGTAACATATTGAAGTATTCAGGCCGTATGAATTTCAAGGGGAGCTATGATCGTGACTTGGAGAAGGTTGGAGTTTATCAGGGATTATTATCAGAGTTGCCTACATTGGGTAGAGCTGGTACAGGTAGGGCTGTTATAGTTCCTGAAGATGAGAAAGAACACGCAGATCATTTGGTATTGTCTAACCAAAGGCTTACTTCAGAGGTGTCAGACCAAGCTGTTACGATAAGTGATTTGAAACACACTATTGATTTACAGATGGAGCGCATCAAGGGTTACGAAGCAAGGGTTTCAGAGCTTGAGGAGTCTTGGGTGGAAGTTGAGCCTAGAGTCAATGTTGAGGCTGATGGAGAGTACTGGCGTAAGAAGTTTACAGATTTACAGGGCGTGAATGTTTTTCTTAAGCGTAAGCTTGACGAGCGTTGTGCAGAGATTTATGATTTGGGAAAGAAGTTGGCTGAGAAATGAGCGATGAATTCGTACAACACGCAGGTCATTTTAAGAAAGGCAACCCAGGCGGTGGTCGTAAAAAGAAGGTCAAGGATTCTGACACAATATGGAGTCCTAAAGGTGGAGATTCAGCCCAAGAAGTAATCGATAATAACGCTACTGATTACATAAGCTGGTGTTTTGCTATTGCAAAGGAAGGTGATAGTAAGATGCGCGAGGCTTTACTGAGGAAGTTGATGCCTGACAAGGCTGTTAAGATGGGTGCTTCACAGACGATGCCTGATTTTGCCAAAGATGATATGCTTGATTTGATGGACACACTTGATGAATTGGATGATTAAGCTATCTTAGGTTCACAGGCTACTGGTAAACAACCCACTTCCTCGTTGCCAGTGGTCTTGAAAGTCCCTCACTTAATTGTGGGGGATTTTTTTATGTTTAAAGTAGGAGGTGGCTATGGCTACATTAAGTAAAGAAAGATTAATTGCAAAATATGGGAGCATAGATAGGGCTAAACTCGCAATGAGGTATGAGCTTCATTTACGCAAGCAGCAAGTTCCTTCGCAGTTCTTTATTCCGAACAGAGGACAGGATAAACTCTTTAAGGTTTTGGAAAGAGATAAGCTTCCGATGGTGACTGGATTCTTAGCAGGTAATGGTGTTGGAAAGACTTGTACTTTGGTGCAGGTAATGACGATGATCGGCTGGGGAAAGGAGATTCTTAATCCGAAGCACTTGGGTATGAATAAGTTTGTGGATAAGTTTTGCTACCCTAGAAGAAAGTTGCGAGCTAGGCTTGTCTGCCACTCCGATGATATGAAAGATGGGGGTTCATTGTATGATGAAATTATCAAGAGCTTTCCTAAAGGGCGTTATACGATGTCTAAGGAGGGAAAAACTCATGTGGTTATCATACGCTGCGACACTGGTGTTAGTTTCAGCGTTAGAACCTTTGACCAAGCAACTGAAGCTCATGCAGGTAGTAATCTTGATATTATCCTTTGTAACGAGCCTATGCCTGAGCGTTTGCATGGTGAGAATATTGGACGATTGAGGGATAGTAAGGTTGGAATGTTATTGTACTTTATGACTCCTC